GCCGGATCTCGGTGAGAGTCGATCGATACTCCCGCACCACCGCGAAAAGCGGGTTGTGCTTGGCACGCAAGTCATCGAGGGCCCGACCATAGGCCGCAGCATCGGCTGCATCGCGCGCCATGCCGCCCGACACGCCGGTCGATCGGTTGATGGTGTTCATGACCGAGCCCGACACCGCCCCCGCCTGGCGCAAGGCGCTGGCCGCCCGGGCTGCCCGATCGGCAAGGTCCTGCATCTGGCGCATGGCTTCCCCGGCCGAGACCCCGGCGGCGTTCAGACCTGCCGCCGCCCGGGGCCCCGCTGCCTCGATCAGGGTCAGGGCGCGAGCACCTTCCTGGCCGATGCCAATCAGCTCGGCCTTCAGCGCCTGGCCGCCGGTCGCGACAAGGCGCACCGAGACCCGGCGTTCAGATCGACTCGTCATGGTTCTGGGTTCTCACTTGGGCGTTGATGCCGCGCACGGCGAAGGGTTCGATCAGGGGCAGAAGCTCAGCCGCGATCAGCCGGTTCAGGCCCAGCGCTTCGGCCATGGCCAAGGCGGCGGTCATGTCCCAGCCGACCACCCCGCCGGGGATGGCTCGGAACTGACCGCGTAACCCTTGGGCCAGTTCCCAGACCTGCCAGGCTTCAAAGGTGCGGGGGCGGTGGAGGTCAGCGGGGCAGGCCGGGCAAGGCTTTACGCATCCTGCGCAGTAGCCTTCGCCCCCGCCGAAGTGCCATTCGGCAAGGGCGCGGAGGCGTTTCCCTCATCGGCCAGGATCAGGCCTTTGGCGACATAGTCGGTCTGGAAGCGCTGGAAGAGCGGGAAGAGGTCCAGAAGTGCCTCCACGGCCTCGGGTGTCGGCGGCACGGGATAGCCCTCGGCATTGCCGACGCCCTCCCAGTCGAGGATGGCGAGCGACCCGATCGCCTTGGCCAGGGCAACGGCGACCTGATCGGCGGGCGCGTCTTCGGGCAGGCTGGCCACCTGCGCGTCGCTGCGGGCCGCGCCGATCAGGGCGGAGGTGAGGGGCGCAAGTCGCAGACGGACCCCGCCGCCGAGATCGAGCCAGGCGGGTTCGGGCGAGAGGTTCAGGCGGATCATGGGGGCACTCCTCAATAGCTGGTGGTCGTGTTGACAAGGACGGCGGTGCACATGCGGGCGGGCGAGGTGGCCCGGGCGGCCTGCCATTCGAAGGTGGCCTGCACCCCCTGCGGCCCGTTGATGGGGATGCGGGGGCGTGGCAGATAGGCGGCATGGACCGTGAAGGTGAGCGACGCATTCGCCCCAAGGCTCCAGGCGAAGACCAGTTCGCAGGGATCACCGGCGATTGCCTGGTTCACCAGCGTCAGATCGGCGAACCGCGCCTCGATCGATCCGGTGAGGGCGGCCATCGACGGGTCCAACCCCTCGAGAAGCCCGTCGTTGCGGATCGTCTCGATCCGGTCGAGGTTGTTGGCATAGGACACCTGCGCCGAGACGATATTGCCCAGCGCCGCCCCGTTCCGCGTGATCGACCCCTGGAAGTTGCCAAAGCGCTGCAAGGGCAGGGTGGCGTCGGTCAGCACACCGGCGGCCGTCGTGGCCGCCACCGTTTCGCCGCGACCGATCAGGCCGACGGTTGCCGTCAACAGCCCCGAGCGCTGTGATTGCCACTGGATGCGATCCGCGACGAGACCGGAATACATCGCGAACCGCGGCACATCGGGCATTTGCGTCTCGATGGCCATGCTGGGCAGCGTGAAGCCGCCCGACTGGAAGGTGTGCGTCCGCGGCGTTGTGCCGGTCGTCACCGGCTGGCCGAAGATCGCCTTCAGCCAGAAGCCGAGGTTCTCGGCATCCATCGGAATAACGACATCGCCGTCGACATTCACCGCATCGCGGATCGGCGCCTGCGGATCGCGGCCGTAGCCGAGGAGTTCGGGCGACAAGAGGCCCTGTTCGGAGCCGAGGGTCGTCGTGGCAAAGGGCATCCGGCGATAGCCGCTGGCGGGCGGCGTGCCGTAAACGGATTCGAAGGCGAACGCGACTTGCGTCCGCGCGCCGGGCTGGCGGGCCATGGGTCAGTCCTTTCGGGGTGGGGTCAGTTCAGAGAAGCGGGTCATTCGTGGCATAGGCGAGGATCACCGGGATCACCGCCGCCTTCAGTCCCTCATTGCCGTCGATCGCCAGCAGCACCGGTTCAGGCGCCTCGGGCGTAATGTAATCGCAAAGGCCGCCCAGCGTCCGGTCGGCGGCCAGCGCCGTGCCGATCGCAAGGCGCAAGGCGTCGAAGGCCGCATCCCGGGCGGCGGCGTTCCCATCGACCACCACTTCGATCTCGGCGCGGTGTTCGTAGTAGTAGCCCGGCGGCGACAGCCACACCTCCGGCGGCCCCGGATCGCCATCGCGCAGGATCACCACCCCGGCTGCAGGCACCTTCTCGGGCAAGATCGCGTTGCGCAGCACCTTGACCCCCGGCGGCATCGCGCCGGACAATAGGCTATGTAGCGACACGAGCAGGCGCTCGGCCGTGGATTGGGTGGGCATGCTTGTTCTTTCTAGTGGTCTGAACTTGCGAGCCAATACAAGAGGCTCACGTACGTCGGTTCAAGCGATCATGCAGCCCATGCAAGCTGCTTCAAGTAAGCATCGCGTTCTAACGCATTATTAAATTCGGGCGGTCCGTTTAACGGGAAGATTGAGAAGTCTGTAATGCGCTTGAAAACATATTCACGCCAGCTCGACTCGATTGACTTGACGATCGCCTCGCGATGAACGCGAAAAGGCGGCTCTAGGAAGCCACTATTCAGTTCGATCGGTACTCTTCGGCTACTCTTGGATACTAGTCCCGCAGCTTGTTTGCGCCTTCTGTCATGGAGGATTGGCTCCAAAACCGAACTCTTCCTTGGGGCGTGACTATACAGAAACAAGAAGTCCTCGCCCATAAGAGGTGCATAACTCCGACAAAGATCAAAGGTCGTTTCATGTCCCAGGTCCTGCAGAACTTCACAATTAGGTATCTGCGATGCTATGTACTTAGCCGAGTCAACCCACTGGAGGTTATTGCAAAGAACCAATATCCTGTTTGCGCCTGCCAAAATCGCCTGTCTTGCGCCGATCTCAAGAAGCGTTCGGCCCCCAAACTCAATTGCGCACTTTGGGGTGCCAAGCTTCAATCTGGAGCCGTAGCCACCTGCTGCAATCATACAATCGAAGGAAGAACTACTCTTCATGATCGACTCCTGCTTCAACTCCGTCTGACGACCACAAGGAAACGAAGTCCTCTTCGAGTATTTCGTAGATACCAGCTAAGCGAGCCGTTCTTTTCCCAAATATCAAGCAAGGTGCTCTGCTTCCAGTTATGCTCCTGCCGTAGATGCTAAAGAAACATAGATCATCAACAAAGAAGTACGACCCCGCAAACGGCTCTCCGACTGTTCGGACCGAGAATCGCCCTTCAAAACCAGTCCCAGCCAGAGAATCCTTGAATTCCTGACATAGCTTAAGAGTGCCTTCGATTTGGACAGAAAGCGCCTGGGCAGGCGCTCCCCCTGAAGACCTCGCCCGACTAACCGAGCGTACTAGGGCACTGGAAGGATCAGCAACAATAAGCTTAACCTCCACACCTCGCGATACAGCGCCCATGAACGCTGTGCGATTCTGTTCTGTGATGAACATTGACTTCTGACTATATCCAACGGACCAGTATCGATGTGCGGCTTGGGAAATTAGTTTTCCAAAGTCAATTTGATCCTTGTTTACCAGTGCGCCTTCGATCCCAATCAGACCCGCGAGTCCTTCAAAAGAGGGGCCGGTTGAACTTGATTGATTCGATCTCGGGGACCTTAGAGGAACACGAGCGCTTCCAATCTGCAGATATCGACCACTTTGCGGCTCAATCTTAGCAAGAATGGATTGAGCATCTTCAATCTGTCCTTCCAGTGTTGCTATTTCCATTCCGCGACGCAGAATAAGATCGGGCGCGTTCGGTGCGCTTGAGTTCTGTGCCTCCGCAAATTCTTGACTTAACCGCTTCTTTTGCGCGCGACGTCTTTCAATGCATTTCTGAAGGATGTCTTCTTGAGAGGATGTTTCGACAGATCGGGTAGCAATGAATGAGAACCAAGTAGTACCGCTTCGACCGGTCACTTCCATCTTGGTGACTTGGAAGCCAGAGAATCGGAATAAATCTGCTAGTTCTTCACTTTCCCATCCAATATTCCCTCTTTCCGCGCGTGGCAGGTTTGTCATGTCCTGAACATAGACTTCGCACCCTTTCTGGATGCAAGAAGTGAGCTGAACGATAAGCCGTGTTGTCTCGAGAATGCTCAGTTCATGGATGACGTTTCGAACAACATATTTTACTGAGTTGCTCGAGTAATCTGAAATGCGATTCTGGAAGAAGTCGTCGAAATAGAACTTCTTTGAGTTATTGTGAAGCTGCGGTGGTATTGCGAGCTTGTCGAGGTATCCTGGCAAATCCACCGCCACATAAGTAGGCGGCGTGCTATCAGGCCAAACTTTTTCGATCTCGGCTGCTAGCACGCCGAGTCCCGATCCCACATCAACAATCGCTGTTGTTTCTCCTCGGGATTTCAATGTTTGCAGATATTGTCGCAGCACTATTCGCTGTGGATCGTTTTCAGTTCCGATCGGTGACTGAGGCTCCTCGGGTTCAGACAGGCCTGCGATGAAACGGTTGGGCTTGTCGGACTCCATTCTAACCACCTCTGCTGCACACGGCTCTAGATAATGAGTTGAGGGCAGGATTGTGCTCGTGTCAACGCAGACGCTAGACTTGTGTTGCAGCATATACAGGTTCAAATAGCTCTCGTGGAAGGCTGCAAGGGTTGCATTATATTGTTTCAGCATCGTGTCGCTTTCGCGGCGCTCGATTTAAGATCTGTGGTCATGATCTCTGCGCCGTATAAGTGCCTGACTTGATTGCGGAATTTTCACGTTTTCCGGAGGTTCATTCGGGAGGGCACCTCTATCAATAGGAACTCGCGGCACAGAACTGGTCGACTGCCGCGGAGTTCAGGCGACCGGCGAGGCAGTCCGCGAACTTGCTGGTGTTGAGGGTGCCGCACAGGGCGGTCCGGTCGGCAGCCGACCACGGAGCCGGGCGCTCCGTGGAGCCATGGTCATGCCGGGTTTGGGTGCAACCGCTGCAGCTGGCCGAGACGTCGCATGTTGTAGGCGAGGTTCTTCAAGCCGATCTTCACCTTCGCCCGTGCCAGGCCGATCGTGCGCACCAGCACGCCACCCATGTCGTTCGCCTGCGCTCCGAAAACATGCTCGACCCGCACCCGGATGCTGGATTTCGTCCGGTTGCCCTGCTTGCCGCGCTCGCCGAGAGGGCGGTTCCGCTGCCCCTTGCGGTGGATCCGGCTCCGCAGGCCGGCAGTCTGCAGTTTCGTCTCGATCTCGGCCGAGCGGTAGGCGGCATCGGCCCAGACGTCCCTCGCCGTGTTCGTCCTTGTCAGCAGCGAATCCACCGCCTGACTGTCATGCACGGCGGCGTCGGTGACGTGCCAGCGCCGCACCAGCTTGTGCTTGCGGTCGACGTTCACGTGGTTCTTGTAGCCGAAGTGGCTCTTGCCATTTTTCTGCGTCCAGCGGGCGTCTACGTCCTTCTGCGCCATCTTCGCCGGCTTGTCCTTCCAGCCGTCCGGAACCTCGCCAGCCTTGATCGCCTCGTTCTCCTCCCGGTGGTTATGGTTGCGCGGCACCGGCACGATCGAGGCGTCGAGGATTTGACCGCCGCGCGCCATATAGCCCTGCCGGACCAGGTAGCCGTCGAACAGGGCAAACACCTCTTCGACCTTGCCCGCCTTCACCAACCCCTCGCGGTAGAGCCAGACCGTCTTCGCATCCGGAACCCGATCCTCGAGCCCCAATCCGAGAAAGCGCATGAAGGACAGCCGGTCGCGGATCTGGAACTCGATCTGGTCGTCCGAGAGGTTGTAGAGCGCGCTCAGCACCAGCGTCTTGAACATGGTCACGACGTCCCAGGGCTTGCGGCCGGCCCGGGACCTCCGGTCCTCCGGCGGCTTGCGCCAGACCGACGTCAGCAGGGGCCGGAACTCCTCCCACGGCACGAGTGCGTCGATCTCGAGCAGCGGATCCCGTTTCGCATCAAGGCTCGCATACCGATCAGACAGATCGAAGAACCCCATCTGCGCCATGACCCACCCCCACCAGAAATCGCGCGACCGGTATGCCATCCGGCAGGGTCAGTCGCAATTTTTCGAGGTGCCCGGGAGTCACTCCTCTCCCCACGCCCCCAAGATCGCCCCAGGCAGCCGCGCCGTTGCATTCCGTGCTAGCCCATCAAGGTCCAGCTTCTTCGACATCTTCACCTGCCGCAATAGGAGGAACACCGGCACCGTCTGCGCACCGGTCAGGATGCCATCCCGCCGACGTTGGCCGCCTTTTGCCGCGGCCAGCCCCCGGCTGTTCAGCCGCGCATCATCGGCAACCAGCAGGCTCGGCCCGTTCCGGCGATAGACGAAGCGCAGGCGCATGCCGGTGCGCTGTTCCCAGCGCCAGGGGGTGATGCGCTGGCGACCGAGGCCGGTGATCCCCGCGGCAGGTAGAGGGATGGCAAGCCAGAGGCCGTCTTTGCCGCGGATCAGCACGCCGCCATCGAAGGCGTGGAGGATGTCGGGCGCTTTGGTCCAGACGAGGCTGGCGGCGCGCAAGGATGTGCCCGATCGAGGGAAGTCGGCCTGCCGGACCGAGTTGGCGAGGCGCGATCCTAGCCCAGCGCCCCGAACCTGCCCTCGCCAGTCGTCGCGCAGGCCCCGCCCGGCGGCAAAGACGCCTCGGGTGACTGCGGCCTCGGCCTCTTGCAGGATCTCGGTCGCGATCGCGTTGAGATCGCCGTCGATGGTGGCGCCGATCTTCATGCCTCCCGCGCCTCGGCCTTCCAGACATGGCGCAGGGCATCGCGAAGGGGTTCTCCCCGAACTTCGTAGATCACGCCGCCGATCTCGAACGTGTCGCCAGGGGCAAGGGCGCTCAGCGCGGCGCATTCGACATCGATCACCACGCTGTCGGTGACAAACCGGCCCTCGCCATAGCCCGTCACTGCATCCGGCCGCCGCAGCATAACGCGAACGGCGACCGGCGCGCCCGCCCCGCCTGACCGCCACCGCGCATCCTGCGCGAGGTTCGGATCGCGGAAGAGGGCGGCCGTGGCGTTGGCGAAGGCCGACATTTCAGGTCGCGCCCCCGTTCAGGCGCACGATGCCGGTCGTGTCGCCCGCACCGCCTGCCACGGCCTGCGTGGCGATGCCGATCCGGGTGTTGCCAGTCAAGACGTTGGTGGTCCGGCTGTTGGCCGCATCCCAGTAGATCGTCTGACCGATAGTCCAGGCCTGCGAGGGTGCCTTCGGCAGCGAGAACACGCCCACCAGCCGGATCACGACGGTCTCGCCGATCGCTGCCGCTCCCTCGGCCACGCCAAAAATGCTGCCGAGCAGGACGCCCTGGCCGGAGGCGATCACGGCGGCGGCGGTGATGTTGATGGTTTCGCCATTGGCGATGAAGTTTTTCATCGAGGTTCTCCGTTAGGGTTGGGGCGTCAGACGCCCGCGTTGCGGAAGAGGCCGCGCCAGTCGATGGCTTTGGCGGCGAAGTCGTGGCGGGCTTTGATCTCGATGCCGTCCACCTCGAAGCCCGAGCGGGTCTCGGTGTAGACACCCTGCTGGCCCTCGAGATAGGCGAACTCGATCGTGTCGATCCGCGATGGATCGGCGGCCAGGAACCAAGGGTCGGGCCCCGCGGCGGGGATCAGCCGTGCTTCTTCGATCGGTTCCAGCCGATTGGCGAAGGCGTTGACCCCGGCGACCGCATTCGGGGTGGTGGCGGTGACGTTCTTGCGCGCTTCGACCGACCGAACGCCCGGCGGCGTGATGATGTAGCGCGGCAGAACGCTGATCTGGCGGCCCTCAAGGCCCCGCTGGTTGCCGAAGAGGCGATAGGCTTCGGCCAGGGTGGTTTCCGAGATCGTGCCCGCCGTGCCGAGGTTGGCGTGGGAGGCGTGGAAGAGCGGGTTGCCGTCGGCCATGTTGGGGTTGGTCGAGAAGATCGAATAGACCAGATCGCTTTCCAGATCGGCTGCCGCGGCGCCGAAGGCAGACGGGATGCGGGTGAAGGCGTCGAGGTCGTCATTGATCAGGGTCTGGCGGGTGATGCCGACAATCCGGCCATAGGTAACCAGCGCATAGACCTCGCGGCTTTCCCCGATCGTGCCATAGGTGAACTCGCCCGATTCCGGCACGCGCAGGAGGTCCGGCGCGCCGCCGAGTTGATTGCGGGCGACCGGCTTGAAGTCGGTGATGACCGCCTGCCGCGCCCAGGCGGTGAAGGTGCGGGGCGTGGTGTCGTAGGCCGCGCGCAGGGTCTTGTTGGCGACATTCGCCAGGATCAAAGGGAAGTCGCTGGTCGAATGCAGTCCAGAACGGCCGATCAGGGCCTCGGTTGCGAGTTCCATCTTCGACATGCCGCGCGTGGCAATGCCGCGCCGATCGAGGGCGTGGCGGGCCAGTTCGAGGAGAGTCAGGCCGCGGAACTCGCGCGCCCGGTCGGTCAGCTGGGCCCGGCCGGGATTGTGGCGGTGCAGCAGGGCCTCGGACATGGCGTCGCGATAGGCGGCGTCGGCCGAGCCAGTGCCGCGGGCGGTGGCGGCCACAGGCTCCGATCCCCGGGCGGCGGGGGCATCGGCTTCGGCCAGCTTGTCGAGGATCGCGGCCCGAGCAGCGTCGAGCGAGAGGCCGCGACGGATCAGGTCGGCGGCGAAGCCCGCGCCCAGCGCGTGGCGTTCACAAAGCGCCAGCATTTCAGCCGCGGCGCGGTTCGCTTCCGTGCGGATCGCATCGGGGGTGGGATCGGCGAGCGGCGTGACGGGCGCGGCGCGGGTTTCGACGTTCGCGTCGGCTTCGGGTGTTTGGGTGTCGGGCATGGTGGTCCTCGTCTGGTTCGGGAAAGGGGCGGGCGCATCGGCCCGGGTGAGGAGGCAGGGGGTGAGGGTTTCAGCATGGGCGGTGCTGGTTGCACTATCGGTGCTGCGGATATGCGCGCCCGGGTCGGCGGGCATAGCGACGGCGGAGATTTCCATCGGCTCCCAGTCGACGGCGCGCCACAACTCGCGCTGCCCTTGGGCTTTGGTGATGTCGTAGCGGTGGACGCGGTAGCCGACCGAAACAGCCGAGACCGTGCCATCCATGATCCGCTGCACGATCGGGGCGGCATCTGGCGCCGAGGTCAGCCGGACCCGGGCAAAGCCCTGGCCGCCCTCAATCCGGGCCGTGCCGGGCAGAACCGCGCCCACCACGGATTCCAGCCCCCAGGACCGATGCGAGTCTAGAAACGGCGCGCCTGCGTTCAGGCGATCCATCCGAACGGCGCCGGGCGTGACGACCAGTTCCTCGTCATATTCGACGACATCATCCCAGCCCTCATAGCGCCGCCTCTGCACCGTGGCGCCGGTGGTCCAGATCACGTCGATCGTCATTTCGTCGCCCTCGCCACGGACAAGCCGCAGCGAGGCCTCCCGCGTGATCAGCGGGAGGTTCAGGGTTTCCGTGGGCATTGGGCTTACCTTTCGTCGGGGGGTGGGCTGCTGCCGCCTGCGTCCACGGCTTGCGCGAGACCGGCGCGGCTGACGCGGCGGGGATCAGCATCGAAGATCAGGCCCAGCTGATCGAAGAGCGCGGCGTATTTCTGCCATTCTTCGACCACCTCGCGCGGGTCATAGCCGCGCCGCGCGATCTGCTGGGCCGGGGTGGAGAACCCGGCGCGGACCTCCATCAGGTCGGCGGTGACGTCCTGCAGTGGGTTCACGCTCTCGAACCGGGGCGGGGCCCATTCGACGGCGATCTCGGGCTGGGGCAGGGAACCGGCCGTCCAGGCCGCTTCCATCACCCAATCCCAGATGCGCTGGCAGAACATCGGGATCACCACCTGCCATTGCACAGCCTCGACTATCCGGCGGAACTCATGCAGGCCGACCCGCGAGGAGGCGAAGTTGACCTGAGAAAGATCGCCGGTCATCAGCTCGTAAGGCACCCGGAACCCAGCCGAGATGATGTGCTGCTGCACCCGGTTCCATTCGTAGATGCCGGAGGTCGAGGCGGGCGTGTTGAACTTGATGTCCTTGCCGTTGCGCACATAGCCGATCAGACCGGGCTCGAACTGTTCAATGCGGTTGCCATCGGCATCCTGCACCACCGGCGCCATGGATTGCTGATCCTCGTCGGCGCCAAAGACGAAGCCCACCATCGAGGCCTCGATCTTCTTGCGCACCAGTTCGGCGGTCTGCCAATCGCCCAACTCCCGCAAGGCGCGCATCGCAGGCACGCCCCAAGGCACGCCGCGGTTCTGCACCCGTTGGCGTTCGAAGAGATGCGCCACCCCTTCCGCGCCGACCCGCAGGGATTCCAATCGCCGCCCGAAGACCGGCATAGCATCGCCGGGGTGGTCGGGGAACATCCAGTATCCGCGGCGACGGCCCAGCGCGTCGTATTCAATGCCCTGGACGATCCGGCCACCGTCGGGCCGATTGTCGAACTTGGCGCCGTCAAGGTGATCCGCCTCGTTAAGCTGGATCTGCACTGGGGCTGCCAATCGGTCACTGGCCCGGCGGCGACGGCGCAGGGCAAAGACCTCGCCGCCTTCGATCATTTCCCTCACGGCCAGAGCGGTGAGGCCATGGAAATCAGTGTGCCCATCGGCATCGGCCCGGGGTGCCCAGCGCTTCCAGAGATCATCAGCCAACTTGTTCAGCGCCGGATCGGCCGCGGCCGCCCGGGGACGAATGCCGGTGCCGACGATGTTCGAAACGAGAACCTGCACGGCCTTGGCGGCGAGCGGGTCATTGCGGACCAGATCGCGCATCCGGTCGCGCAGGGCGCCACCCGCGACGGCAATTTCCGTATCTGCCGCGGTGCTGCCCGCGCGCCAGCCATCCGTGCCGCGCCCACGGGCAGCGGCATCATAGCCCCGCCGCAGGTTTGCGATCGCCACCCGGGCGGCATAGCGCCGTGCGGCCGTGCGGGGCGCGACGGTGGCGACGATCCGATCGATCACGCCCCAGGGCACATCGGGCGAGGTGGGTTTCATGTGCGGCCCCGGCTGAAGCTGGCCTTGCCCGCGACGGGGCGCGACCCACCCGAACTCGCGGCCATCTGCCCTTCAATGAAGCGGATGCGGGCCAGAAGATCGGCCGCATTGCCATAGGTCAGGCGGCGCCCGTCGTATTCCACCACCAACGCACCGGCAGCATAGGCGCGGCGCAGCGCATCGAGTTCAGCTTGCGAGAAGGACATCAGAGCCATTTTCCACGTCGGGGCCCAAGCCAGCCTGTTGGCCGCTTCGGGGCAGATTGCGGTTGTGGCCGGTCGGGTTGACCGGCCGGGGTGGTTGCCGGGCGAGCAGGCCCGATCTGTTCTTCCAGCGCTTCCCAGCGCGCATTGTCCCAACGATCGATCCCCATCAGCCAGGCGGCGGCGCGGGCATAGACCCGGCAATCGAGGGCCTCGTTGCGCTCCCGGGTCTGTTCCCATTCCAGTTTTTGATAGCCGGTGCGGGTTTTGCGGGTGACCAGCTGTTCTGAGGTCAGCTGCTTGACCCACTCGGCCGTCGTGCCCTTCGGGATATGGACAAAACCGGCAGGCCAGTCGGCGCCCGCCGCCCGTTCTTCATCTGTCGGCGCAGCGAGCCGCAGGAAGCGATAAGTTTCGGCCTTGAACACCGCCCCGGCGACCTTCCAAAGCCGAACGCCGCGCCGCAGCTTCCGCCCGCCTTCGGTGGTTTCGACATAGGTGGGCCCGTCGACCGGCGTCGACCGATCAAACCCCGCTACGCCCTTGATCGCGATCACCTGCCCATGCCCGGCCTGGCGCACCCAGGCATAAACCGCGTCGGTCGTGGCCCCGTCGCCGGAGTCGATCGCCACCCGCGCCAGCGCCATCCGGGCGCCGGAAGCGTGTTCCCATGTCATGCCGAGGAATTCGTTCAGATCGGCCCAGACCTCGGCCCGTGCCGTGTCGCCCTCGAGGACAACGTGATCGACCAGCCAGGAGCGCAAGTTCCGCCCCCAGCCCCAGACATCGATCTCGATCCGGTCGCGCTGGACGTCGATCCCGGCGGTCAGGATCAGCACACCCGCAGGCGCCCGGCCCAACTGCCTATCCTCGCGCCGCTCATAGAGCCGCTGCCAGTCCGGCGCCTCGCCCCGCTCGGCCCAGGTTTCGCCGAGGACGGTGTTCTTCACAGTTTTCAGGGCAGAGTCATTGCCCTGCGCCTGATCCCAGCGGCGGGCAATTTCCTCCCAGGATAGCCACCCGAGCGGGGAATAGAGCCCCGAAATGTGGAACCCGATCACCCCCGCACTTTCAGCCGACGCCTGAACATCCGGGGCCGCCGTCGGCAGCCAATCCGCCCCGTTTTCCTCATCCATCATCCACGTCTTGTGCCGTTCCGCGATCGGCGCCTCGCAGTGTTCGCAGATGTAAGCCGCCGTCTCCGGTCGCCCTTTCTCCCAGCGCAGGCGTTCAAACTTCAGCCATTGCAGCCCGCCGCAGTGCGGGCAGGGGACGTGATAGCGGCGCTGGTCGGTCAATTCGAACTCCCGCTCGATCCGGCTCAGGCCCTTGATCGTGGGCGTTGAAGCCAGGAAGATTTTCTTGCGGTGGCCGAAGCTGTCGGTGCGGGCCTCGGCCAGCGCCACCGGATCGCCCTCGCCCTCAAGGTCGCCCGGATAGGCATCGACCTCGTCCAGAAAGAGCCAGCGCGCGGGCATCGACCGAAGGCCGACGGCCGAGTTTGCGCCGGTTAAGACCAGCTGGCCGCCGGGGAAACGCTTGGCCAGCACCGTGTTCCCGGCGTCGCGCGACCGGGCGGGCAGGACGAGGGCCCGCAGATCGGGGCTTTCCTCGATCAGCGGCTCGATCCGCTGCTGGCTGAGGCGTTTGGCCAGATCGGTCGTCGGTTGCACCGCCAGGATCGGCCCCGGGGCGCGGTGGATGCAGAAGCCGATCCAGTTATTTCCGGCCTCTGTCGCCCCCACTTGGGCGGATTTCATGAAGACGACCCGTTGTGCCGGGTTGTTCGGCGACAGGGCTTCCATGATCGCCTTGAGGTAAGGCGTGCGTGATGTCCGGTAGGGCCCTGCCTCCGAAGCCGCCCGCGACGACAGGATGCGGTGCCGGTCGGCCCATTCGGCCACGGTCTGGGCAGGATCGGGCGCCAGACCCCGCGCCCATGCGATGGCGATATCCTCTGCCCCCTCGAAGCTAGCGAAGTTCAACTTTGAACTCCGACATTTCCGCGAGATGGCGGCGCAGGTAGCGCATAAGCACCTGCTCCACGGCATGGGGCTCGGCCCCCAGTTCGGCGGCGATGTCGGCCGCCACGCGGGGCGGCCAGTTGAGCCAGGCGTCGCGTTCCCGTCGGGCCAGATCGAAGACCATCGCCGTCGCACGGGCGCGATCGACGACCTCGCCCTTCATCTTCTGCAACCGCACCCGGGCGGTCTGCGCCTTAAGCACCTCATTCGCCATCCGCGCCTTAACGAAGGAGACCTCTCCGCCATCACCCGCGGCCGCCCCCGGGTCTGCCCCGGCTTCGGTCAAGGTTTCCGCCACGGCCGCGAAGGCCTGCCGCGGCACGGCCTTGGTGCCCGCAACCGCCCGCGTCGCCGCCGCCGTGCCGCGCCCCAGATCCCGGGCATGGGCGCCGCGCTGTTTCGCCGGATCGGTGGACGCGTCCCACATCACATCGGCTTTGGCGGCATCAATGGTGCCGTCGGCTTCCGTCGTGATCCGCCCCGAGGCGATGGCCTTGCGCACAGCACTTTCGTGCACCCCGCGCAAGGCCGCATAGGCGCGCCGCGACAGCCCCATCTTGCGACATTCTCCAATTAAGTCAGTGATTTGGACTTGCTCTTCGGGCGGTCTCGGCAATGTCTGCGACACCTTGAAACGGAGGTTCCCGATGCCCGCCAAGACCAACCCGATGACCGGTTTTGAGGCCAATTGCCTCGCCGCCGCCGACCATTTCATCGCCTGCCGCGGGTCCAAACCCGCGACCCGTATCCGCGCCCGGTTCGACCGGATCGATCAGGCCGAGGCCTTCGCCGCCACCTTCGGCGACAGCCGCACGATGATCTACGCGGTCACCCTCGAAGGCCGCTCTGCCCACATCAAGAACGCCTGAAGGAGGCCCCGATGTTCACCAACCTCTCCGCCGTCCAGATCAACCGCCTCGCCCAGCGCTTGAGCGAGGCCCCCTTGGGGCGCAGCGCCAGCGTGGCCGCCGCCGCCGAACGGTTCGAGCGGCTGCTGGCCGCCAAGATCGGCGCCGATCGCGCGCCGAAAGCGATCAAGACGATCCTGACCGCTCCGGGCTTCGAGACCGCCGCGGGGCGGCTGGTGGCCGAAATCGAAGCCTGCGAAGTGGCGGCGGCGCCACCGGCCGCACCGGACCAAGCCCACGAACCGGCCACGATTGCTGACCCGCAATATGCCGCCACCGCCGAGCCGATCGTCGAAGCCATCCCTGCCGCGCCCAGCGCCACGCGTCGCCGCCGGGATGCCGACATCGAAGCCAAGGCCCGTCAGGGCGAACTGCCGCCGCCGCCCGATTTCTCCGCCCCGACCCATGCCCGTTTCCGCGCCAAGCTGGCCGCACTGGTGGAACTGGCCGGGAAGGCGGATGCCACCGGCCTGCGCGCCATCGCGATCAATCCGGTCTCTTCCAGCCCGAAGGCGCTGGCCCGCTACTGCGACCTTGCGGTGCTGGCGATCGAGGCCCGGGAGGGCCGGGCATGAAGATCATCCGCAGCTTCGAGCCCGGCGACCGGTATCGCTATGACTTCGACCTTTGCTCCTGCGCCCGGGGATGGGCGCAGGTCGACACCGCGCAGGATGCGTCATGGTTCGGCACATGGGCCTCACCCGCCGAGCGCACGATCCTCAACTTCGCCGAGGGCGATGTCACCCGCACCGTCTGCGACACCGACGAGGAATTCGCCGCCGCTCTGCGCGAGGTCGATCGCTGGAACCGGGATCACGGTTACGGCCCTGCCCGGATCGATCCCGGATTTGATCGGGCGCTGAAGGCGGCCTTCGAGGCGGTCGGGCTTGGGGAGATGTTGCACTAATCGAAAGTGGAAAGCCGAACTTGACTTGTATCGAACTTATCGGACGCCGTGTGCTTGCAACCGGCCCTCAAGAAATTCCGTAAGTTCGGCACTGCTTGAGCCGTTGGTGAAAACTTCAAGGTCGGCGACTGAGCCGTGCTGCATGTCGATAACGACACGAATGCCAATCAGGTAGCCATATCCTTTTGCGGCATTGGTCATCGCAATTAGTTTCGCCCTATCTTGAGCATCAAGGCGATTTTCGACGCGTTTGGCTTCAACGACCAAGAGATTTTCTGGGAGTCCAATCCGATGCACGATGATGTCAGGTCGTATCAATCGCAGCGCTTCGACTTGGTCGTCGAACCCATAAGCCAACATCTTGGCCTCTGTCTGGCGGCGATTCCACTCTGCGTTCACATTCCATTCTGGAAACAGAGGCGCCATCAATTGGCAAAGCTGGGTAGTTATGGCTTGTTCACCCGGATTTGCATACCGGAACGCTTCGTCCGTCAGTAAGTCCTGCGTCGCGGCCGCGAACTTGGACAGTGTGTCGTTAACCTCCGTCAATTAGGACTGCTCCTTCTGGCCACGTGACTGCGAGAAACCTTAGCGGCGATTGTCGCAAGGCAGTAGCCCCCTTTCACCCCCTCGCCAGCGGCGCCACGTTCCAGAACAGCACCCGCCCCGGCCCGCGTTTGGCGAGGCACAGCTCCCAAGCCTTCGCGTCATAGTGCGGATCGGCCGGGAAGGGGGCGGCCAGCGCGGCGCGGTCGCTGAACTTGCGGGGGTGGACGTGGATGGTGGCCCCTGCCACCTCGCGCGGAGTGAGATCGCGCCCGATCTGGACGACATGGCGGCGGGCTTTCGGCCAGGCGGCGGCGAGGCCGCGGGCGAGGACGCCGGACCCGGCGGCGCACCAGACCTCTTCGGGATCGAAACCGGCCAGTCGGGCAGCGGCGGAGATCGCTTCTACCGCGCCGGGGATTTCGGCGCCGAAGGGGATCAGGCTGGCACCGGTGTTCCGGCAGTATTCCCGGGCGCGGGATTGCACGACCGACAGATAGCCCGGGCTGATCGGCACAACCTTTGCGCCCAGGCGGGCGGCCTCAAGCGTGCGCGGATGCGGCCGGGTGCGGGCTGCGACAAAGATCGTGGCGCGCTTGCCAAGGTGCCGGGCGACGGTGGCGATCGCCGTCTGGGCGCCGCCCTCGGGCGGGCTCGCATAGACCGCCTCCTGCACCCCGTCGAAGACCTGCGCGATGAAGCGCGCCTTTGTGCCGCCGGGGAAGAGGTCGTCGCGGACAACGGCAATGCCGTAGTGCATCTCGAGGATCGGGGCGGTCATTGGTCGTCCTCCGGATCGGCTTCGTCGTCGGTGTCCGGCCCTTCAATCTCGCCGAACTCGACTGGCCCGCAGGCTTCCGTCGCTTTGCGGGGATCGCCCTTGCAGAACACCAGCACGTTCTGGTGGGTCCGGCCGAGCTTGCGGGCGGCGGTGAACTGGCGGCCGACGCGGATCGGCAGCGAACCCACGGCCGTGACGAGGATCGCGTCGTTGTAGAAGCGGGCACCGGCGGCCTCGAAGGCTTCGACCGTCAGGCCCGGCAGATTGACGAAGAACCCGTCGGCATCGCGGACATCGCCGATCACCCAGACGGCGAAGCGGTTCGGCCGAAGGCGGGCGACGGCTTGGGCGATGATCTCGCCCTGAGCCTTCAGAAAATCGGCCAGGGGCATGGTGGAGAGGTCCGAGGGGTCATCGGAATAGCGTTCAAGGTTCCAGTAAGGCGGGCAGCTGAACACCAGATCGGCCTCGATGCCAGCGGCCAGCCGGGCCAGATCGCGGGAATCTCCGGCGATCCAGCGTGGGGCCGGGTCGCCCGCCAGATCGGCCTGCGCCTGGTTCGCGGCCACCTGTTCAGCGCGGAGTTCGGTCCCGACGTAAGGCCGCCCAAGGCGGGCAGCGACGATGCCGCGGACCGAGCCCCCGGCGAAGGGGTCAAGGATGGTGCCGCCGGGCGGGCAGAACCAGCGATAGGCGATCTCGCACAGGACGGGGTCGAAGATCGACGTGCCAGAGGCCGTAGGGGCGTCCGAGGCGGCGTAGTGATCGGCCAGGAATTCCTCGGTGGTCAGTTCCCGGCCAAGCTCTGCCTCCTTGGCGCGCTTCTTGGCGTAGAAGGAGGGGTCGCCAGAGGTGTGCGAGGGCATCAGGACGCCGCCGTTCTGCGGGGCGGGCTGCTGCGGGGTGGGCCCAGCGCCGACGACATGCTCGCCACGCATCAGGTCTTGGCCGAAGGTGCGGGCGGGGCCCTTAGCCATGGGCTGCCTCCTTCCGGGTGCGCTTGCCCTCCTTGTGGCGATAGTGGTCGATGTCCTTGTGGATCGGCGCCGGGTCGGCGGTGCCCATCCCGGGGACGGCGGGGAAGGATTTTTCGCCCGACCAGCCACGATCCAGCGGGCGGGGCGCGCCGCCGGGGGCAGCGCCACGGCCGAGTTCTGAACGGATACCCAGATCCAGCCAGGCGCGCTTGCGATCCTGCCACCAGCCCTTGCGGGCCTCGAACACCGAGAAGGGCGGGATGCCGAAACGTTCGGCCAGGTTGGCCGAGGGGGCAGGGGCAGCGGCGGCGGCGCCGGTGTTTTCGCCCTGGCCGTCACCTTCGCCGCCGCCTATCCCGAACCCCTCAAACCCGGCCATGATTTCATCGAGTTCGGTCTCATCGAAGCCGATCAGGTCCAGATCGAAATCTGCCTCGCGCAGGGCCGCCAGTTCCGACCGCAGCAGGTCATCGTCCCACCCGGCGTTTTCGGCGATGCGGTTGTCTGCGATCACCAGCGCCCGGCGCTGGGCCTCGGTCAGATGGTCCAGCACGATCACTGGCACCTCGGTCAGGCCCAGCGCCTTCGCGGCCATCAAGCGGCCGTGGCCTGCGATGATCACCTCGTCCTCGCCGATCAGGATCGGGTTGGTGAAGCCGAATTCGGCGATCGAGGCCGCGATCTGGGCGATCTGATCCTCGCTGTGGGTCCGGGCGTTGCGGATGTAGGGAACCAGCCGGTCAACCGGGAGCATGTCGATCTGAAGCATGGGGCGGGGCCTTTCGGAGGGGGACGGCCGAGGGCTGCGGCCTCCGGTGCGCACCCGCGCACCCAAAGCGCGCACCCAAGGCGCGGACCCAGATTTTTGTTCTGTCACTAGCGGTTAGACGCGCCTAGGCCCCCCGCATACGTCTCCCTTCCGGGAGAACCTAACGCGGGGGGCCAGCCGGGAGCGGCGGCGGGAGCAGGGGTGAGGGCTTGGAGTGAAGCGATCCATCGCCTGCACCCTTCGCCATCTTGCCTCTTTTATGCGTCAAAACCCGGGAAAGTGTCGCGCCCGAAGTTCGACGGATCGGGCGGGTTGGCCTGCGCTTTGGCCTCGGGTTCACGCGGGGTTGTGCGGGTGATTGCGGTAAGGGGTTTTGCGCCCTTGCCTTTGCCCTTTGATTTGTCGAGCTTTTCCAGCTTCTTTGATATGGTTAGAAGGGCGGCCACCCAGCGGCGCCAGGCGGTCGATCGAACCACCCCAGCCCTGATGCAGACCTGCCGCCAGCGGGCACCCTCTGCCCGAAGCCAGACGATCCGGGCATCCTCGGGGTTCAGCATCAGGAGCCAGTCGAAGCATTCCTCCATCCGGCTGATGGCGGCGGCGCTGGGGATGACCCGCATCGGGCGCTCGGGCGTGTAGCCGTAGGCGTGCTTGGCATCGTGCACCACCGGTGGCCATGAATTGCCATAGCCGCGGGGACGGTCCTTCTCGGGCAGGTTCCTGAGGGTGTAGGCGGCTTCCTCGAGGCGATCCTCGATCTCGCGGGGCGTCAGGCGCAATGGGGGGGCTCCTTTGAGGCAGGGGGCGGATCAGTAGATTTGGTGGGCGCGCAGGGTGGCCTCGGTGACGAGGCCCGCCCGCAAGAGCGCATCGCGCTGGATGTTCGTGACGGCGCTGGGCGGAACGTAGGCGCCCGAGTTCAGCCAGGCGGCCAGGCGCGCCAGCCGGTCCTCGGGGGGTGCGGTCTGGCTGCCGGGTGCGACGGCAGGGCCAGCGCCAGCTTCCCCAGCCCCTTGCGACCTTGCCGCCTGGGCGATCCGCTTGGTATGGCGTGCCGCGATCGCCTGGCTGAAGTAATCCCACGTCCGGATCGGACTGCCCCGGGGCTTGGACGTCCGTTCGGTGATCACCGGCAGGACGTCCAACTCGAGGTCGTAGCCCGCCTTCAGCCAAGCGCTGATCGTCGCCGTCGTTCCAGTGATCGCCGCCTTTGCCGCAGGTGCCATCCCCTCGCCGCAGGCGGCAAGGCAGGCGGATTCGGCCGCGTCCAGATCGGGGCCGTAATCGTCAGCGCAGACCTCAGCCCGCCCCTCGCGCGTCGCGCCCGCGTCACGCGCGGTAGTAATTACTGGTTCTTTACTTACAGGGTTAGTGTCCAGATTCTGGACACGGCTTTTCGCGAAATCTGGACACGGCTCTGGGGTCGACCCATGTCCAGAATCTGGACATGGCTTGAGGGCAAATCCCTCCTCGAAGCCGAGGAAGTACCGGGTGGTCCGCTGACGTTTCGTGTCGTCGTCGAGGCGCCGTTCGCGGCGGATCAGCCCGGCCTGTTCCAGCTTGTCGAGGTGCACGTTCAGGCTGGCGCGGGAGATTTCGGCATCGGCCGCCAACTGGTCCTGCGAGGGGAAGCACCCGTAATCCGGGTTGTGCCGGTCGCAGAGATGCCAGAGGACGAGCTTGGTCGCAGGCGCCAGCCCGCGCTGCTGGATCGCCCAGTTGGTGGCTCGATGGCTCATCGCGCGGCCGTCACCGTCAGCCGCTTCACGATCGCCTCCATCAGCGCGATCCGCAGATGCGCGTCGTCCTGGCGCATTTTCCCGGCCCGCACCCTGGCCCAGTAGAACTGGCGCCGCAGGTCAAGTTCGCGCTGGGCCTCGGCGATCAAGGCAGAGACGGGAAACCGGCCTTCAGGGGTGAGCTTGGTCATCGGCGCCCCCATGTCAGCGCCGCCCGGCCACGGCCTTGTGCTGGCCGGTCTTGCGGGCTTCCTGCTCCTTCAGCCAGTCGCGGACGGCCTCCTTCCGGTAGAGCACTTTGCGGCCGACGCGGACGCAGGGCGGCCCGACCCGCCGGGTCTCCCAGCGCTGCAACGTGTCGACCGAGAGGGCCAGTTGCCGGGCCAATTCCGCCCGATCGAGCCAGCCATCCAGCAGCGCCGGATCGGCGCCTGCGTCCTTCAAGGGGTTGGTATCCATGGATTTCTCCTCGCGCCGCCGCCCCGGGGATCGGGGCCGGTCATCGGCCAGGAGAGGCAAGCACGGGGCAGGGACCGGCGAAGAGGCGGAAACCGGCGGAAAGGAAAAGGGAATTACGCCGCTCCCGTTCAACCGTAGTTCAACCGCCTAAACGGGCCCTCCAACCGGCTTGATCGGCGATGGTTTTATGACAATCTGAGGGGGAGCAGTTCACGACAGATTCGCCGAAACGTCACCGCGTCCAGAAGGGCGGGGTGCGCCCCCTCTGTGTTTGGGGCGTCCAAGAAGAAAGGCGGTGACCGGAGGCAGGTGATGGGGTTTCCGCCCAGGGATTTCTATTCGGTTGGCGATTTGTCGGTGCGGTGGGAGGTCGCGCCGCTCCAGATCATCGAATGGGCCATGAACGGCCGAATCGAGCTGATCGTCGCGCTTCCACATGCTGAATTTGAAGGCGGAGAGGAGGCCGACTACGCGGCCATTCGCGCTGGGCACGCCCGTCCGCTGTTCCGCTCCTATGGCGATGCTGAACGGCATGTGTTCATCCGGCGCGCTCGCCCTCCCAGTTGCAGCAAGATGCTGGCGATCGTCTCCCCGCCAGACGGCGTGAAGATCATGGCGGCCGATGTGCTTGTCGCGACCGCGGAGGTGGAGCGGTTTGAAGACGAGAATGGTCTCGTGCGGCGCGTTGTGTCCGGCCCGGGGGCACAAACCCGCTACGACTGGGACGGGTTTTATTGCGAGATCATCTGCCGGGTCCATGACAACGGCCTACCGGAGAAACAGAAGGACTTGATCGACGACATGGTCGAATGGTTCCTGGGCCGGTCGGTCAACGGGGATGCACCTGATCCTTCAACAATCCGCAAGAAGATCAGAGGCTTCTGGGGTAGGCTCCGCCCCGAATAGCCTCCACCACGCCCAGCGCCGCCCTGAGCGGCGTAATTCCCCGGACCTTTCCGCCGGTTTCCGCCTCTGCGCCGGTTTGGCCCGAATGAGACATTGCTCCGCGCCGCGGGTCGTCGCTGACTGCGGGTGAAAGGAGCGTCGCATGAAGGCAAAACTCTCTGAACGCGTTGTAAAGGCTGCCGAAATCGGTAGCCGCAAATACGTCCTCTTCGATGAGGATACCCCCGGCTTCGGGCTCTGCGTCTACACCACCGGGCGCAAAGGGTTCGTGCTGATCTACCGCATCGCGGGCCAGCAGAAGCGCTTCACGATCGGGGTCTGGCCGACATGGTCGGTCACGGCCGCCCGGGATGAAGCGAAGCGCTTGATCCGCGAAATCGACCGGGGCGACGATCCCCTCGACACCCGAAAAGCAGCCCGTGGGGCGCCGACGGTTAAGGAACTGGCCGAGCGTTTCATCGAGGAACACCTGCCAAAGCTGGCCCCGACCAACGCCTCGGATCAGAAGAGCATGCTGGAAAAGCTGGTCCTGCCGGAATGGAAGAACCGCAAGGTGGCCGACATCACGCCCACCGACGTCGATCGCCTGCTGACCAAGATCGCCGCCGGGCGGGCCCGACCGTCGAAGAAGAAGCCTACCCAGAAGCGGCGCAAGAAACTGGCCCCGCCGAAGCCCACGCCGGTGCGGGCCAACCGGGCGGGGGAAATGCTGCGCAAGATGTTCAACCTCGCCATGCTCTGGAAAATGCGCCCCGACAACCCGACCTTCGGCTTCCGCCGTCGGCCCGAGGTTGCCCGCGATCGGTTCCTGTCTTTCGAGGAGATCGAACGCCTGGCCAACGCCCTGGCCGTCGACGAGGATCAGCGCGCCGCCAGCATCATCCGCCTTTGCATGCTGACCGGCGCCCGGCTGGGCGAGGTGCGCACCGCGACCTTCGACCAGTTCAACCTCGATCTGGCCATCTGGACCAAGCAGGCCGCCTACACCAAGCAGCGCCGCATCCACCGCGTGCCGATCTCGCACGAGGCTGTGGCCCTGATCCGCCTGCGGAGGGAAATCGTGCCGAAAGGCTGCCCCTTCCTCTTCCCTGGCGACGTGCCCGACCAGCCTGTCGGCGATCCCAAGCGCTTCTGGCCGAAGATGCAGAAGGTCGCCCAGATCCCCGACGTCCGCATCCACGACCTTCGGCACACCTTCGCTTCGCTGCTCGTTTCCGGCGGCGCCTCTCTGGAAATGATCGGCCGCCTCCTCGGTCACACCCAGATCGGCACCACCCAGCGCTACGCCCATCTCATCGATGCGCCCCTGCGAGCCGGGGTGAACGCTGTCGGCGAGATGCTGAAGCCGCGGTTGCGGGTGGTGGGAGAATAGAAGCGAACTGAAGGGGGTGTGCCGAACTCCTCTGAAATTGGGGGCTCTAAGGCGTTGTAGTAACGAACATTTCAGGCTAGCATTGTGATAGGTTGCTATCAGGGGGCAGTCAGCCGATGGCGGATCAGTCGAGCTCAAGGCCACAAAAGGCGTCAGACGGAGAAAAGAGGCAAATGCTTCTTCATCTGGAAGCCAATGTAATCAAGAGCTTGAAGAAGGCTGCGGTTGACCGCGAGTCATCTGCTTCGGCTATTGCGAACGAGGCAATATCTGAGTGGCTGAAAAAGAATGAGTTTCGGCAGGCATAGTGCCGCTGCGAGTGAAAAAGAATAGGATAGGCTAGGGAATGTCGCTTCCAACCATATTCGATGTTTGCGTTCCTCGCGATGACGTGGCCAATGGGTCCGTCACAGAAAGTGACTATGCAGCGAACCTTGCCAATGTCTTGAACCGAACAGCACCGCCGGATTACGCGGACGCCCCGACCTTCTTTACGAATACCTTTCCAACTGAGGGACTGCGTGAGCTTCTGGCTAATGTTTGCGGAAGGCTTTCGGGGCGCGGCGACAGCGTCTCGTCCGTTTTCCGTCTCGATACATCTTATGGTGGCGGTAAAACACATGGCCTGATCGCCTTAATTCATGCCGCAAACGGCATGCAGGGTGTGACCAATACGGCCGAGTTCCTTGATCCGACGCTAGTTCCTTTCGGAAAGGTTAGAATTGCGGCTTTCGATGGTGAGAATGCAGACCCGTCGAATGGGCGGCCAATGGGCGATGGGGTTCGCGCGCACACCCCTTGGGGCGAGATCGCCTATCAACTTGCAGGCCTCGATGGTTACCGGGTTGTGCAGAGATCGGATGAGGATCGTGTCGCGCCTGGTGCCGACACCCTGAAAGAGCTGTTTGGCGGCGAGCCTGTTCTGATCGTTCTGGATGAACTCGGCGAATACCTTCGACGCGTCCAAGGGATGGGTGGCCGTGATCAGTTGACAGCCTTCTTAAAGGCTTTGCTTACGGCGATCGAGAGCTCGCCGAGAGCCGCAATCGTCTATACCTTGGCTGTCCGTTCAGATGGCAAGGGGATCGACGCATTCGCTGACGAAAACGAGTTCCTTTCGCGGTCCATGGCCGAGCTTGAGAGCGTGTCTGGACGAAAGGCAACAAACCTCAACCCGACCAAGGACGATGAAACCGCCAAGGTTATTCGTCGTCGTCTGTTCGCCAAGATCGACCAAGCGAAGGCCGCCGAGCTGATCGATGCCTATCGTGTTCTGTGGGCCAATAATCGCGACAACCTCTCAGAAGATGCGCGGCGGTCAACGACGGCGGCAGAGTTTGCAGACACCTTCCCGTTCCACCCGGACGTCCTCGACACATTGACCGGCAAGACCGCGACGCTTGGCGGCTTCCAGCGTGTTAGGGGCATGTTGCGGATTCTCGCAAAGACCGTGGCGTCTGTTTGGGCAACTCGCCCCGCAGATGCCTTTGCCATTCATCTTCATCACGTCGATCTGGGTTCAGAAGCGATAAGACGAGAGTTCACCACCCGTTTGCAGCAGGTCGCCTACGTTCCAGCAATCCTGAACGATATTGCAGGCACCACTGAAAAGCCTGCATTGGCACAGGAACTCGATGCCAAGCATTACAAGGGGCTGCTGCCTTACGGCACGTACACCGCGCGGACAATCTTCATTCACACTCTTGCGTTCAACAACGATCTCAAGGGTTTGGCACCGGATCATTTGAGATATTCGATCCTGAACCCAGCTTCCGATCTGTCGTTCATCGATGACGCTCGCGCGAAGTTCAGGGCAGACTCTGCCTATCTGGACGACCGTCCCTCAGCTCCGTTGCGCTTCAACGCTGAGGCCAATCTCACGCAGGTAATCGGCCGCGAAGAGAAGAACATCGATCCCGGGGAAGCCCGGTCGCAGCTCGCAGATCGGATAAGATCGATCTTCGGCGGCCAATCCTTTGACCTTGTGCCCTTCCCGGGCGGTCCCTGGGACGTTCCGGACGATGTTTCCGACGGGAAGCCTCGCTTGGTTCTACTGTCCCACGATGCTCTCGAAATTGGCCCAGACCTTCGCGAAGTGCCCGAGATCATCGGTAGGATGTTTGAGCGGAAGGGAGCCGACGGCAACGGTTTGAGGTCGCTTCGGAACAATCTGGTCTTTGCGGTTGCCGATGAGACCAAGGTGAACGAGATGAAGCGCGCCATTGTGCGCCGCCTCGCGCTTCAAGAACTGAAGCGGCCCGATCGGCTGCGTGAGCTAGCCGAGCATCAGCAGGCCAAGGTTCTGGAACTAGAGAAGAAGTCTGAAACCGAAGCTGCCATTGCCATCCAGCAATGCTATCGGCATGTTCTTTATCCGTCGCGTACGTCTCTTGGCGGAGCGGGAACCATCCAGCTCGCCCATGCCGTGATCGACATCCAGAACGCGTCCGAGCGGCCGGGTTCTGGCCAGCTTCAGATTGTTCGGCAGCTGCAAAGCCACAACAAAGTTCGCGATGCGTCCGATGCGCCAGACTCTCCGTCCTACATTCGTGACCGGACGCCGCTGAAAAAGGGGCAGATCAGCTCCCGCGACCTTCGCGATGAGTTCCGACGTGACCCGTCCCTGTCGATCCTCTTGTCCGATGATGTGTTCATCAAGGCGGTCCGCAAAGGGATCGAGGAGGGCGTTTACGTCTACAAGCGCGGCGATCTTTTGGCTGGGCCGGGTGATCCGATCCCAACGATCAAGATTGACGAAGAAACCATGATCTTCACGATGGAATTCGCGAAGAACAAAGGTATCTGGCCGCGCCCAGCACCGGCACCGGCGGCGCAGCCTGCGGCGGTCGGGGGTGGTGGTGCGGCAGTTGTGACGGGGCCCACGCCGACAGGAGGTGGTGACTTTCCGCCGGTCGGGCCTTCCCCTGAGGCAGTGGCTGGAGAACGACCGCAGCCCCACCTTGCCGGTGCGAAAGTATTCACGGCCGAGGGCGTCCTGAAAGAAGCCCTACGCCGCGTGATCGAACAGGCCAAGACCGCCAAGCTGGACAAGGTCGATCGCATCGTGATCCGGCTGTTCGAATATGGCGATGCCTTCAAGCTGGTGCCGATCGCGAACACGGTCGCCGGGGCAAAGCGGGGCGTGCGGCTTGAGGGCAGCTTCATGACTGCCCAGGACAGCGAGTTTGAGTTCGAATTCAATGGCACGGCGCAGGATGCGTCGACCATGAAGGACTATCTCGAACCCCAATTCCGCGCCGCGAAAGAGACCGATCTGAAGGCCAGTATTTCGTTTGATTTCGACGCCGGGCTCGCGCTGGATGGCGACGCGGCGGACAAGTTCGTCGAAAAGCTGACGCGTTTTGCCAGCGCGGCGGCCTATGTCGAAGCAACGGCTGAGGTGAAGTGATGCGCGTGCCAAGCCGGAAGGAAGACCTCTCCATGATTTCGCGAACCCAACCGCAGTATGAATTGCGCGCACGGCGCCACGGCCCCGGGGATACCGAGATCGAGATCTGGCAGCTTCCCTCCCTTGCCACGCCGCAGATCGTCATTCCGCTCCGGCTGGCCGGGTTGCGTGGGCGCAATCTGGAACTGACCGAACACCGCGTTCTGCGGCGATTGAAGGAAAGCGGGATCAGGCTGGACCTGTTGCCGATCGAGGGGATGGGATCGGCGCTGAACGAGGAAACGGCACTGCGCCTCGCGCTGTTGTTCCGCACCCTCGCGCCAATGCGCAACCGTGACAACATGCGCCTGGTCGCCGATGGGATCGAAGCGATGGGCAAGGAAGAGGCGGGATACTGGCTGGGCATGTCTGTCCATCGCAAGAACCCGCGCCGGGTGCTGACCGCCCTGCGCATCCTGCTGACCGATCCGGCGAAATAATGAAAGAAGAGAAGCCTATGTCCGATGTTCGCCTGATTGAGCGCTGGTTGCCGATTGCTGAGCTTGGCATTGAAAGCGTGCGCGAGCGTGGAATGTCCACTGCACTTCCGCCGATTAACTTTCTTCATGTGTGGTGGGCACGGCGGCCGCTTCTTGCAGCCCGCGCCGCAATTGTTGCAAGCGTATTGCCTGCTGATGTGGATCACAGCTTATTTCTTCTGGCGCTTGGTGTTGGGGGCAACCCAAAGCAAGCAAAGCAACGCTTGGAAAAAGAGAAACGCAACGGAAAACGTGGGGAAGTTCCTGCGTTTGATTACCCACGTGCTTTCACTGTTCACGCAGGAGAAGCGTTCCGGCGTATTGATCCAACGAAGAAATTCCTGAAAGGAGTAACAATTCTTGATCCAACTGCTGGCGGTGGGTCAATTCCCTTCGAGTCAATGCGGCTAGGTGCAACAACTGTAGCCAATGATTTGAACCCTGTGGCAGCAACAATCTTGAAGGCAACGGTTGAGCTTCCGGGTCAGTTTGGAAGCCTTGTGTTGGATGATTTTCAGGAGATATTTGCGGAGTTTCGACGTAGGGCAGAACCAAAATTTGAAGGCCTCTATGCGGATGAGCCCAATGACGTACGTGTTGAGGGCTATCTTTGGGCGCGATCGGTGCGCTGTCCCTACTGTTCTGGGGAAATACCTCTGTCTCCAAATTGGGTGCTAACGCCGGATGGTGTTGGAATTAAGCTTAAACCGAGGATCGAGGTAAGCCGTGGAGATGCAGGTAGGGTCTGCGACTTCGAGATTGTGCGTTCATCAAGTGAGCACTCTGTTGGGACAGTGAGTGGAGGAGACGCCGTTTGTCCATTCTCTGACTGCAACCGGATCGTCGATGGTGACGCTATTAAAGCGCAGGCGCAAGCTGGTGATATGGGTGATCGACTTTTCGGCGTTGTTTTCAAGAAGAGAGTGAAGAAGCAAACAAAGACAGGTAAATTGCGCGAGGCTTGGGAGAGAGATTACCGTGCTCCGAACTTGGGTGACGATAATTCTGCAAAGCTTGCCGCAATGATTGAGGAAAAGCAGGACGAATGGTTGGCGCTAGATATTCTTCCTACTGAGAAAATTGGTGATCCATCAAATTATGATCGCGGGCATCGGCTCTATGGGATGAACCACTGGCGAGATATGTTCTCTAATCGCCAGCTGCTGGGTCATTGTTTCGCAGTAGAAGCCTTCTGTGAAATGATTGCGCAGGACAAAGAAAAGGGCGATCTCACGGATCGGAGAAAAGCAGCCTATTTGTATTTGTCATTTGCGTTCTCCAAGCTTTTGAACTGGAATGCTCGGTCGTCTAGCTGGAATGTCCAAGCGAGCACGATGCGCTCGGTGTTCGATCGGCACGACTTCGCCTTCAAGTGGTCCTATGCAGAGATGCCGTTCTTTAAAACAGGTGGCGGATTTGACTGGGCAGGTGGACAGATTTTCGACAGTCTGAAGGGAATTCTTAAGCTGCTGCCTGTCGGAGATGACTTGTTGAAGGACGACAAGCTTGGGTCTGTTTCTGTGATCTGTGGAGACGGTAGTAACTTAGCAACGATCTTGGATGGTTCGGTTGATGCCGTGGTAATGGACCCGCCTTACGGCGCCAATGTGATGTATGCCGAGCTTTCGGATTTCTTCTATGTCTGGCTAAAGAGAACTGCGGGGCTTGTATATCCGGAGTTGTTCACACGACGGCTGACTGACAAGTCTTCGGAGGCCGTTGCCAACAAGGCAATGTTTAAGGGACAAAAAGGCGCGGATGCCCTCGCTAACCGAGACTATCAGGAGAAGATGGCCGCGATTTTCGCTGAGTGCCGTCGCGTCCTGAAGCCGAATGGCATTATGACCGTGATGTTCACGCACAAGGAAACCAGCGCCTGGGACGCGCTGACCACCGGCCTAATCGAGGCCGGGTTCATCATCACTGCTTCTTGGCCCGTGAATACTGAGGCCGAGGGCTCGCTCCACATCAAAGACAAGGCCGCCGCAAACTCCACGATCTTCCTCGTCTGCCGCCCGCGCCCGGCCGAGCAGAGCGACGAGACGACCTATTGGGAAGACGTCGAGCCCTTGGTGGCGCAGGCCGTCCGCACCAGGGTGGAAGAGTTCCAGAAGGCCGGGATCGGCGGCGTTGACCTCTACCTCGCCTCCTTCGGCCCGGCGCTGGAAGAGTTTTCGCGCCACTGGCCACTGAAGCGCGGCACCCCGCGGCCCGAGCCGCTGGCCAAAAAGCGCAGGAAACAGGCGGAACTATTCGAGGAAGAGTTCGATCCCTACGCCGTGACGCCGGAAGACGCCCTCGACGCAGCCCGGCGCGAGGTGAAGACATGGCGTCTGAACCAGCTGACCCACACCAAGGGCCGCGCCGATCTCGACCCGACGACCTCGTGGTTCGTGCTGGCTTGGGATGCCTTCAAGGCGCCGGTCTTTAGCTATGACGAAGGCCTGCGTCTGGCGCGTGCCGTCGGCGCCGATTTGGAGGGCCAGTTGATCGGCCGTCTGTGCGAGAAGAAGGGATCGGACATCAAGCTGTGGGACAGCGCCACACGCGCTGCGAAAAGCGGCCTCGGCCCGGCTGACGGGTCACGTGCGATGATCGACGCGATCCACCACGCCGCCCACCGAGGCCGGACGCGCACGCTGGAAGGCGCGCTGGATCTGCTGAAGGACGCGGGGCTGGAAAACGATCCGCAGTTCCTGGCGGCGCTGGAGGCCGTTCTGGAAGTGTTGCCGCCATCGCCGGGCTTTGTCGGGTTCGACGTGGCGACCGGCGATGCCAAATCCGCCGCGGATGACTTCGACGCGCTTGAGAAGCTTCGGCGCCTGGCGTTCTCGGACAAGGTGGATGAACCCCAACAGCTGTCCCTGTTTGCGGAGGAGGCCGTTTGAGCCTGCTGCGCGACACCGCTTGGCGCCTGAAATACACGCCGGACGATGGCGACCTCATCCGGCTATTCTACGTGCCAGCTCTAAGATCGGCGACGCGCTATGACCGGCTGACGGGCTATTTCTCGTCTCGCGCGCTTGCATTGGCGGCGCGGGGCATTGAAGGGCTTGTCCTCAACAACGGCAAGATGCGGCTGATCGTGGGCTGCACGCTGGGCGAGGAGGACGTCGAGGCGATCGAACGTGGCGAGGCCCTTCGGGATGCTGTCGAGCGGACGATCCAGAGGATGCCGCCTCTAACGGGCGATCCCCGCACCGTCGATGCCTTGGAACTTGTCGCGTGGATGGTGGCCCAAGGCTATCTTGACGTGAAGCTTGCGGTTCCTTGTGACGCGAACCGCCGCCCGATCCGCGATGACAGCATCTTCCACGAGAAGACTGGCATCATCGAGGACAAGACCGGAGATCGGCTCGCATTCAATGGCAGCATCAACGAAACCGAGTACGGCTGGACGCGAAACTGGGAAAGCTTCAACGCTTTCACGTCGTGGAACGATGGGCCCCGTGTGGACGACGAAGAGGCTAGTTTCGCCAAGCTCTGGGCGAACCAAGCCAAGCGGGCAATCACACTGGACGTGCCGACTGCGCTACGCGAGCAGCTGCTCACCTTCCTGCCTGATCCCGAGCAACTGCCCAAGCGAATGCAGGAGCATGATGACGAGGGCAAGGAGGATATAGGGGCTCGCAGCGCTGTGCGGCGCACTGGCCAGGGTGATCCAACAGCGCCCAGCGCCGCGCCAGTTCTTTCGATCGACGAAGAACGCCAGGCAGTTTGGGAGCGTATCGCAAATGCCGCGAACGATCCAAATGGCGGCGACCGAGTAGGAGAGGCCACCTCCGCGGTCGTCCCTTGGCCCCATCAGGTGCGGGCCTTCCATCGTTTGTACGATCAATGGCCGCCGAAGCTTCTGATTGCTGATGAGGTCGGTCTGGGGAAAACGGTTCAGGCCGGTCTCCTGCTTCGGCAGTCATGGCTGTCCGGGCGCGTGAAGCGCGCCCTTGTTCTTGCGCCGAAGAACGTCTGTAGGCAGTGGCAGATCGAACTTCGTGAGAAGTTCAATCTCAACTGGCCAATATATGATGGGCACCGGCTGGTTTGGTATCGATCGCCAGCCCGCGATCACAGTGCCGAGAAAGCGGTATCGCGCGACGAGTGGCATCGTGAGCCGTTCGTGATCATGTCGAGCCATCTTGCGCGTCGGCGAGAACGGCAAACAGAGATTTTGGACTCTGCCGATCCGTGGGATTTGGTTGTGCTGGACGAAGCCCACCATGCTCGGACCAAGGGTGCAGGAACAGCGCAGGCTAAGGGCAGCAATCGGCTGCTTCAGTTGATGCGCTTGCTGAAGAGAAGGACCGAGGGCTTGGTATTGCTTACGGCAACGCCCCTCCAGGTCCACGCTACCGAACTTTGGGACCTGCTTGATCTGCTCGGAGTGCCTCCGGAGTGGTCCTCGGATGCCTTTGTTCGCTTCTTCTCAGAGGTTGCGAAGGAACCTGTCAGCAACGACGGACTTGATTGGCTTGCTGCGCTTTTCCGTGCGCATGAGGCGCACTTTGGGGAAATCCCTTGGGAGTCGGCGCAAGGCAAGACTGGTCTAAGCGGCCTGAAGACCAAGAAGGTCCTGCGAGCCCTGCGAGACAACGCGGCAACCCCCAGGCGCCAACTTTCCCAAGAAGAGAGGCGCGCCGCTCTCACGATCCTGAAGAAAGCAACCCCGGTAAGTGCCTTGGTTTCGCGCCACACGCGCGAACTGCTGCGCAAATACTTCAAGGCCGGGAAGCTTTCGACGCCAGTTGCAACCCGCCAAGTCGAAGACCGGTTTATCCCCTTGTCCCAAGAGGAGAGGGATCTCTACCGGCAAGTCGAGACCTACATTTCTCAAACCTACAATGCCTCGGCGGCCGATGCGCGAAATGCGGTTGGCTTTGTGATGACGATTTATCGCCGCCGGTTGGCCTCCAGCTTCCATGCCTTGCGTATGACTATGGAAAAAAGAAGGGGCGGCGTGGGCGACGTGCTTTCTGCTGCCGACGAGGCGCGGATTGATGAGAACGTCGCTGACCAAGTCGAAGCGGGTGAAGAAATCGATGCGGAAAGCGTGTCTGAAGACGAGCGGCGAGCGCTTGCGTTTGAAGAGGTCGAGACGATCGACGAGATAGTTGAAGAGATTGGGCGGCTGCCGACGGATACCAAGGCCGTTCATCTTTCCAACGTCTTGGGCGAACTGAAGGCATCGGGCTATTCGCAGGTGATGGTCTTCACGCAGTTTACGGACACCATGGACTATCTGCGCGATCAAGTCGTTGCTGCGGGGTATTCGGTGATGTGCTTCTCTGGACGCGGCGGAGAAGTGCAAGGGTCCGATCGCGCCTGGAGCCTCATTTCAAGGGACGAGGTCAAGCGCAGGTTCAAGGAAGGTCGTGCTGAAATCCTTGTTTGCACTGACGCTGCGGCTGAGGGGCTGAACTTCCAGTTTTGTGGTGCGCTGATAAATTACGACATGCCTTGGAACCCGATGCGAGTGGAGCAGCGGATCGGCCGCATCGATCGACTTGGGCAGCGGTTCTCCGATATTCGTATCGTCAATCTGCACTACGAAGACACGGTCGAGGCTGACGTCTATCGCGCCTTGCGCAGCAGGATTTCCGTGTTTGAGAGTGTCGTTGGTGGTCTGCAGCCGATCTTGACCAGGTTGCCAAAACTAATCGAAGAAACCGTTCTTTCGAAGGCAACGACTGATGATGCTCGTCGCGACGAGGCGCTGGGCCGTCTGGAGGCTGAACTTTCGTTGGGAGAAGGAACATCGATCGACCTTGATGACTTCTCCGACGAAGAACTAACCTTCCCGCCTCGCTCTGAGCCAGCCCTGAACTTGTCAGACCTGAAGGCTGTTCTCGATCGACCCGCCTTGTTGCCTCGTGGCACAGAAGCAGTAAAGCTTGACGCGAAGGACTATAGGTTCACCGATGGTTTCTTGCCTCAAGCGGTGCGCGTGACAACCGATCGGGAATTCTATGAGCTTCACTCGGAAAGTGTCGAGCTTTGGACTCCTGGCAGCCCAACGTTTCCCGATCTTGCTATGTATCGGAGGACGACTTGACCGTCTTGCTCTCAGTTGTGGATCGCAAGAACCAGCGGCTGAGGCGGGGTTTCCGGGTCAACAATAGGTCAACCTGCCGACCTACCTCGTTCACGGTTTGAGCTACAGCGGCTTCCGTCGGCTGCGGTTGAGAGCGGTGAGGTAATCAAGCGAGATCAACGGGTTGGCGCGTAAGTGGTTGAAATCTAAGGGTCCGATGTTCTCCTTTTGGTCCGCCTCATAACCTGAAGGCCGCAGGTTCAAATCCTGCCCCCGCAACCAAAAATCTCAAATATATCAGTTACTTCAAAGCCGAGCACAACGCTCGGCTTTTGTCGTTCCAAATTCTTGTCAACACCTGGTCAACGTTTTTCGAGGCCCCCTGCGACGGGGCGGATAATCGTCGCTAGAGGCATCCGTCACTTCGGAAGATCCTCCCGAAACCGGTCCATCTGGTGCATCCGCTCATGCAGGATCGTCACGATGCCGACGTCCCCGTTCG